GTCTCGGGATGAGTCCCGAGAGCCGTTGCGATCTCTTTGATGGTCAGGAGTTTCACGCTCACGTCGTCGAAAGTAGAGACGTGCCGCAAAACGTGCAAGAGAATTCGTGCGAATTTTATTCGGACGAGCGTTCGTCAGCGTATCGACGGAGCAGTTCGATCTGCTGCGGAGTCGGCTTTTCCGCGACTTTCTGGAGGAAATTCACGAAATCTTGCTTCTTTCGCAGTCCGGTAACTCCAACACCTTTTGAGAACACTTTCGCAAGGGTTCCGTAGCCGATAGCGGCAGCAACATTGCCAAGCATGTTCTGAACTCCCTGTTGAGCCTTTCCACCAGCCACTTCTACGGGAGCCTGAGCTACGGATCGTCCAACACGTTCAAGAGCCGCACCACGTACGGTTGATCCAGCCAATCCAGCGGCCTGCCGAGACTGCTCCATGATCCTAAATCCCGGCATGAACTGGGTATCAACAAGATTTACGAGATTGCGACCCAGAATCCGTTCCACATTGGCTCGGAGATCCTTGTCGGCTAGTTCGGTGATGGAACCGAGGTTGGGAACCTGTCCTTGAGAACTTGCCTTCAAAAGCAAGTCCTCGATTTCTTTGGCACGGATATTCGTGAGGGTTTCCTGAGCCACTTTCGACCCCCCAACGGCCTGACGTTCAAGCGCAGACATCACAGAATCGACAGTGGCAACATCAGGAAGCGTTTTTACCGCTCGGGATGCCACTGCAAAGCCGGCAGGAGTGCCGCTCTTAAGAAGATCAAGCACAACCTCTGGTCCCTTGGCTGTGGCCGGATCGAGGTTCTGCATGTATCGAACGAACCGATTGAGTTCCTGAGTCGTTCCGAACCCAAGTTTCTGGAGACCTGATCCACCCTGCTGAGCGATGTTGTTGAGATCGCTGGCCAACGTCATCAGGTTGATTTCACCTGTCGCCTTGTCGATCGATCTATCGACGATTCCAGAGCGGATGTCATCGATGATGGGCTGCATGCTTGGCGCATTGGCAACCTTCCGATTCTGAAGCGTCTGAACCAACGACTCCAAGTTGGCAAACTCTGGAGCCTGAACACCTTGAGCTTTGACTCCTCCGACAGCAGCTTGGCCCATCTGGCCGCGTTCCATCGTCTCTGGTGCAAACGCTCGCTTCACCCCGAAAACGTCAAGCTTGGGCCTTGTGGCTCCATAGAACTCTTCGCCTGCTTTGATTGAGTCGGCCACATCTTGGCCCAGCGTCCTGGGAGCTTGATCGGTGACGGTATCCGAAAGGCTTCCAGCCAAACGGCGGATTTCAGCCTGAGCTTTGTTGCCTATGGCTTCACCGGAATAATCAGCGAAATCGTACAGCTCATCTCGAATCCCTTGAATCTCTTTGAAAGTGGCCTTCTGCGGTATGGAAACCGTGAGTGGTGCGGTCGGGTCCGCTGAGTACGGAGCAGCGACGGTAGTCTTCCTGCCTAGGATCTTGCGAACATCAGCCAAGGTGGAGGTGGAAATGTCGGGAATCCTGCGAAGGATGTCGTTCGCTCGATCAGCAAAAGACGGCTGGTTTCCAACTCCGGTGAAGAGATCAAATGCGGGAACGTCTTCAACGGCGTTAGCCGGTCCATAGAGTCTACGAGCCTCGGTACGAATCGCTTCCTTCGCCTGATTCGCAACACCTTCAATTCGCTGGCCTGCTGGAATGACTTGGTATGGAGTCACAGCTCCTGCTTTCATTCCACCCTTTAGCGTTTCGATTTCGACAGCTTTTTGAAACGATTGCTGAGCCTCAGCCAAAGCATCTTGAGCGAGATCTTTTTGAACCGCAGTGCGAGCTTTTTCAACAGCGGCAAACGCTGAGTTTACGCTTTGCGCTTCATTGGCCAATCGAGCCGATGTATCTGGCCCAAGATTACCCAAGGTAGTTGCAATTCTTCGGGTTAAATCCGAATACGTTTCAGCCGGCACACCTGCGCGGGTTTGTACAGCGCGAGCAACAGCATTTGCTTGATCGCTCAATTGCTGAGTAAGCTCTTGGCTACCAGTTTGAGAAGCGACACGGGATTCGAGACCCGCAAACTCCGGAAAGGCTTGTCCGACAGTTGCTCTAACGCCGGGACCGATGCGCTCAATATCTGCTGCACGGCTGGCTCCTGATTGAAAAAAGTCTCCCAATCCTCCAGCAACTTTTCCGATGGTTCCAAGTGCGCCTACCGCACCTGCTTGGATTCCAGCTTCTTTAAGTGGACCTTTGCCTTCAGCCAATCCACCAAGACCTCCAGCGAGTCCGGCAGCTCCAATTGTCTTTGGAAGACCATACGCCCCTTTGAATACCGGTGCTGCACCTCGCACGGTTGCACCGAGGATCTCACGAGGTCGGTACTCTTGTCCTTCGGCAACACTCTCTACCGTTTGTGCGCCGGCTTCACCTAAACCAGCAGCGGTTGCTCCTGCTGCAATCTGAGCCGGTATGCTTGCGCCTCCTGTTGCAATACCCGCGACAACAGGGACGCCGTATCGCAACGCAGCTTTCCCGATTTTCTTCTCGGCTTCAGGACCAATTGGGCCTGCGGAAATGCCACCACCACGAGCTTCCGCTCGAAGCCGTGCCATTTCTCTAGCCTCCAGTCTTTCAAGATCCTGCTGATCGCTTGTTTCAAGCTGGTTAAGTTCCCTCTCAATCTCAGCAATGCGAGCTAGAGCCGCTTCACGGGTAAGGCGATTTTCCATGATGATTATCGAGTTGCGGAAGGGGCGTTGGTGAGTGCAGAACGAAGAGCATCAAGCTCACCGCGAAGATTCTGAATGCGATCTGTTTTGCTGGATCCTTTAAGTGTTGGGTAGAACGAATTCCTGTAATCGCTATAAGCCTTCTTCTGAGCTATAATGTTTGCAACAACTGGCTCATTAATCGATCTGCCTGCATCAAGATAGAACGTGACCGGATCGTTTTTGTGAACACGATCAATGAACTGAATAGCCCTATTGAAGAAGTCCTTGTCGGTGGGAGTACCAAACGAAATGTTCGCGCTTTCCTGTTCTGTGCCAGTAAGCGATGCGCCGAACAGGGTCTTTCTTGGGACCTGCCTGAATGACTCGTATTCTTGAACCAACGCTCTCGCCAATTCTCTTTCAGCGTCGCTTTCAAAGAACTTGGAACCCTTGGTGTTAATCGCGTTAGCAATTGTTCCGAAGTTGTTATCTTGGAACTTCTTCAGTCCTCCCGGCTGTTTTGCTACATCAGCAAGAAGCTTTGCGAAGTTGTTTCCAATCTGAAGGGACTCAGCATACGATTTAACATTGTCCAATTCCTTGGGTTCAAGTTTAGGACCAAGCCCCATAGTAGCTTGCCACTTAGGACTGTCAGTTATGGTTTTGCCAACGAGAGCTGAATCAGCGTACAAAGCCTGAAGGTTTTCAGGCGTGGTTCTTTGTTCAAACGGAAGATTGAGAATACCCATAGTGCGAGTGAACGCATTAGCTTGGGCTTCTTTGTTTTGAAGAGTCTTGCTTGTCTCCAGCTCTTTTCCTGCTCGCGTGAGATATCCTCTTGCTGCGGAAGCTGGAAGCTTCTGAACATCTGCCTCAGACATGCTTCCAAAAGCCTTGAGACCCGGATACTGATTAAACAGATCAATGAGATTGGTTTTGTCATCTTCCTGTCTCATTTGAGCAGGAATCTGGCTTTGAGATCGCATACGAGCGACCTCAACAAGACCTTTCAGTTGGCCAGCAGTAGCTCCTGGCGGAACTTGCTCTCCAAATGCGCGCAATTGAGCAGCGAGTTCAGGTGCTTCTAATTCCTGACGTTGCCTAAGCTCAGCAGCTCGTTGGGCCATTTCAGCTTGAGCCTGTCCCGCTGCGATGTTGAACGAAGGATCAGCTTGAGACTCAAAAGGCCCCATTTCTCCGTATCCATACTGTTTGCCTTGAGCAGCGGCCATTTGCTTACGAAGAGACTTGTTCCTGAAGTCGGCCATCTTCTGCTCAAGCGTTCCGTTGGGACTAAGTTCTATCCCCTGCTGAAGCGCATTGATCATCAACTGACGATCTAGCATCCGCTGCTCATCCCGCTTACCGAACTCCTCCTGTAGCAACGCCTGACGCGCCCGAGCGGCCTCCTGAGCCTTCTGGGTGCTTCCACTGATCTGGCCGGCCAATCCTCCAGTCAGGACATTGAAGATATTGGAAGCGACACCGGGGCGGTATCTAGCTTGGGTCTCAATATCAGCAGGGTCGAAATAATTAGGTGTAGCCATAGATCAGTAGCCTCCAGCGAAAGTGTTCTTCTTACGAATTGTTCCGGGTGCGACGGGCATCGGTGCCGCGCTGCGGTCGGGGTTGAGTTCGCTTCCCATCGGTTCCTCGACGGGAGCGATGCCGTAGCCTTTCATCCGCTCCATCATGCGCCTCTGAAGCTCATCCTCTCGGATCTGCTGCATGGCCAACGCCCGCTGTTCGAGCTTGTCGTCCATGCCGGTGGCTTTGCCGTAGAGACCTCCGGTGAGAAGGTTCCCGAGCCGTTCCATGATGCTGGGATCGTACTTGGCGGCTTCGCGTACCAGCTCCGGGTTGGCGCGGAATGCCTCGACCTCGGCCATCTTTTGGCGTTCGAGTTCTTTGTCTCGGCCCGAGAGTTCGTTGTACAACCCTCCGGTTGCGAAGTTGGCGGCGTTCTGTAGGAAGTTCTCGAAAGCCATAGTATTACTCCATCAACGATCTGCCTGCGCCCCTGCCTCGGAGAACCCGCATAGCCGCGGCGAGGATCTCATCGGGGTCGTAGTTGACATCCTGGAAGTAGCCGGGGGCAAGCCTTTCGACAGTCCTGCGAGCGGGAATCGGAACCTCGGTGGGCATGTTGAACGGACGGATGATTGATTGCCTGTTGGTGGCAGTCACCGGGACTCTTGCCGTTGAAGTCGGCAAGGTGGTCGCTGTCTGGAACGTGATCTGAGGCTTATCAAGCGGTATCAGACCCGCAGTGAGAGACTTATCCTCTACAGTACCGGGAGACCCTGTGTTCTCAACATAGTAGGGCTTCTCCCCTCCTTGGACGGGGTTTGTGACGACTCCGGTGAAAGTATTGGTATCAACGTCTTCCGCCTTTGGAATACCGGTCTCGGGGAGAGGATTTACAACAGTCGATACCGGCGGCTGTTGAAGGTCCATCGTACCCTGTTTGAGGTATTGATCCTTGTTTCCAGGGGTAATCAGGCTGATTCCAGAGTCCTCACCCTCGCTGCTGTAGGTAGCCTCTTGGGAGACAGGAGACGGGGTTGGCTGAGGGGTAGGCGTTGAAACCGGATTGGGAGCCGGCGTGAACGTCTGGATGTTGCTCAGGTCTACGGTAGGGCGATATACCTCGGTCCATCGAGTTGGCCCACCAGTGTACGGAGTCGGCGCAGGAGTCGGCTCTGGCGTCGAGTAGTAGCTCAACGGATCGACAGGAGGAATCGCGTATCCGGATGCAGTTACTGGCCCGAACTTGGGGGTTGGAGGGGTTGAGAGATCGACTGGTTGGCCTGCGGTTTCCCAGTCATCGATCTTCCAGTCCCAGCGAACCCCATCCGCACTAACAAGTTCATCTCCAACTCGGAGTCCGCCCATTCCCGGAATGGGCGCACCCCACGGCAGATACTCGCCGTTGGCAAGATACAGCCTCTCAGACGCCTGATTCGGACTTGATGAATCAGTTCCAGATCCTGACGTATCTGTGCTTGGATCGTTTGCCATAGATCAAGCCTTAGGCACCAAGCTCTTGATTCGACCGAGCATCCAGTTGGCCACCAGCTTCTTCGCCCTCGGCTTGTTCTTGATCCACTTGGCGAACTTCTCGGCATTGCTGTCGTAGAAGCTCTTGAACCAAGCGGGACCGACGAGTTCCTTCCAGAAGAAGAACGCCTCCCACTGATCGGGGATACACTCGCGGGCGACGTAGCAACCAAGCGCACCGATTGCGCCGGTGACACCCTTGGCAATGGCCAACGGGGAGTTCGCTTGCGAGGCTTGGAACTGATTCTGGGCATTCTGCAACGCGAAGCTCGAACCCATCTGCATGAGCTGTCCTGGTCCAGCTTGTTGCATACCCTGGAACAACTGTGGGGTAGCGAACGGCGAAGCACCCTGCTGGAGGCCACCGAGCTGAGCAGCCTGTGAGACGATCGGCTGGAGTCCCAGAGCGGACTGGATGTTCGCAATGTTCTGCTGCTGTGCGCCCTGACCCTGTTGCTGCGAGGTCAACTGGCTCGCAAAGCTTTGCTGCATCGCGGTGTTCCGCTGACCGGTGGCCGCGAGGATGTTCTGGAAGGCTTCCTGCGCCTGTCGATTGGCGACATCGCTGGTGGTCTGACCGCTCTGGAGTAGGCCAAGAGCCTGCTGACGGCGTTGGACATCGGCGTTCCCGATCGCTTCGCTGACAGCACGGGCCTCGCGGAATGCGGAGAGGTTACCGAGGACGTTGCCGGAAGCGGTACCTCGGGCGCGAACAGCCTGCTCAGCGGCTCGGATCAAAGCAGGATCGAGCGTACCAGCCTGAGCGAGACCGGCACCGATCTGGCGTTCGAGGTCGCTACGGATCCTCGCGGCCTCACCGGTATCCTGGGGACCACCCGGCATGCCCACGCGCTCGTAGGTAGGCGCGGCGATGGTTTCCTCGGCGATGGGGCGGGTGCCGATGTCCTTGAGGAACTGGGCGTAGAGTCCTGGCTCGGTGCCGGTGCCGTAACGCTCGGGATCGAGGGCTTGAAGCTCGGCGCGACGTTGCTGGGCGAACTGGGTGCCGTACTTCTGAGCGGCTTCAAGCTCGCGCTGAGCTTGTACCGGAGCCAGATCAGCCAACGCTTGACCAATCGCCTTGGTCTGGGCGATGTCGGAAACGTCCTTGAAATCAACCTCTCTGAACTGACCGGTCTCCTTGCCGTCTTTGTAGATAGGAACCCGAACCTTGGCTCCTATCCGCGATGCAGCCTCGATCTCACGCTGGAGCGGGAAAGTCTCGATGGAGGCCATGACGGCCTCGCGGTTCGCCGCCGCTATATCTGGTGCTTTATAGGTGCCGCCCATAGGAAATCCTTCGGTTCATCAGTAGTTTGGAGTACCTGTCAAAATCGTACAAACGGGAAATGCCTTTTCGGAACCCACCGAGCTTGGTGACGTTCTTCGAGCATAGCCCCATCATGGCCAACCAGAGTGTCTGAACCGCGCACGGCTCAGTACCAATCGCGATCTCAATCCACGCGATGTGACCGTCCGGGAAGTTGTTGTTCAGATCTTTGGACTCCTCGATCGAGTTGAGGAATCGCACGGCCCCTACACCGACACACTTCCCATCCTCGTTCTTCACAATCCCGATCAGCTTCTTGGCATTGAAGATTCCGATCCAGTTGAGCAACTGATCATCGTTCCATGTGGAACAAGTAGGCCAATGCTGTCGCAGCAGTTGGGCCGCTTCGATGATGGTTGGATGTGCGGTCATTGCTGAGGACGCACAGAATCAACGAAGCCAGATAGGATGGTAGATTGAAGCGAAAGGCGACCGCCCGAGTTTGGGTTGGTCTGAACCCTGAACTGGATGGTGTTCCAGCGTCCCTTGCTGATCAGGTTGTACGCTTTGAGGAACTTCTGCGAGTTGGTGATCGTCAGGCTGGAATCGAGGTCCGTGAACGTCCCCGACATGTCGGTCGAGTAGGCGATCGCCGCGTCCGTATTTGAGCTGGTGTACGGGTTGTCGAACGCGAACTGGACGCTGTACCCGATCTTGTCGGGGATGGGCTCGTTCAGGTTGTACGCCTTCGTGATCACGCTCGACTGGTAACGGGATCCGCCATCGAGGTACGCGGAGCTTGCGACCGGTGCGAGACGGGTATTCGGGAGGAAGTCGTTGAACGACCAGACTTGGCCTGCTCCCTCTGAGATGGAGGTCATGTCGCCGGCAAACATGAGGACGGGTCCGAACGTGGAGAACGAGGTGGCGAAGAAGTCGTTCACCTGCCAGTTGTCCCAGTACCCGAGCCAAGAGCGGGCCAGTGAGTGATAGACGATGACCGCGTTGTTGCGGGGAAAAGCGGCTTCAAGTTCGATCGATGACTCGGATTCCAGAAGCACAGCGAACTCGCTTTCGAGACCTAGTCCATTCGTCTCATTCAGAACGAACGGAACGGCGAGTAGGTAGCGGTTGTTCCAGAACACGCCGTCGCAGAGGTCGAGCTTGGTCTTGTCGATCCTGCTGATCAGGTCGTTGATTGGGCTGGAGAGCGCGAGACCGACGCTGGTCTGGGTGCCGGCTTGGATCTGCGCCATCGACCGGATGCCGTCGCGTGAGAGGAAGAATACGTCAGCACCGACCGCAGCGATGGAGCGGTGCGAGGAGCAGCCGATATTGCCGCTGATGAGTGATATGGTCCAATCGGCAGGATCCTGCGTAGGATCGGCATCCACGCTCCAAATTGAGCGTTCCTTGAAGACGAGCAGTTTGTATCCGAACCACGAGTAGAGACCCTTGATGGGATCGCCGTCGCCACCGACCCGGATGGAGCCGAGCGGATCCCAGGATTCGCCATCGAGGATATCCGAGAAGTAGAGGGTATCGGGCTGGATGGTGGTATCACCGGAGACGGCCCATAGCCGGTTGGTATGGGTGGTGAGGTAGAGCGGCTTGTTGGGCGGCGAGAGGGATACGAAAGCGACCGCGTGAGACTGGTTGGTCGGAGATATGGTGACCGCGGGAGCGGTGATGTAACCGCTTCCGGGGTTCAGGATTACGATGGAAAGAATCGCTCCGTCGCCACCAATTCTTGTTTCCGCGGTTGCGGTCACACCGCTCGGAGGAGCGGCGATGGTGATTGTCGGGATGTTGCTGTGGCCGCTTCCCTGATTGATGACATCGATGCGGCTGATCTTTCCGGCGGCGACCGAGCTATTGAGATTCGCGCTGGAGACGTACTTCAGGGTTCCGAAGCCATCGGAATAGAACAGCTTGTCATTGAGCTGAGCGAAGTAGACGAAAGTGGCTCCGTTATTGAGCGTCGCGCCGCTGATCGCGTTGTAGGAAACGCCGGGGGAACCGAAGTACAGGTTCTTGGTGTTAGCGTTACGATCGCTGACCGCGATGACCAGCCGCTCGGACGCTGCGGTATCGAAGTAAAATCCGGAATAGACCTCCGCGTTTGTCGGGAGGTTACTGCCGTAGTTGGAGGTGGTCGTGTTCCAGGTGCTGAGGATTTCCTCCCAGTTTCTGGATTCGCTGTTACCGGTCAGCGAGATGGATCCGAGACGAGTGACCAGGTTGCCGAAGTCATCGTAGTCCATGTTGATGGCCGACTCCATGCTCGTAGCAGGGATGGCATCAGGACGAGTAGCAGAGACAACACCGGTACTGAAGCCGGTGCTTCCATCCAACAGCATCTGATCATCAAGAGCATCTGAGGATTGGAATGGCATGGCGGATTACAGGATGTCTTGGAAGGTGTAATCGTACAAGCTATCTGGAATGATGCGGCTGATTTGCTGCTGCTGGCCGCGTTCCATGTCCTTCATGATGGAGACCTGAGCGGCTCCCTCTTGGAACTTGGCTTGGGCTTTCCCGTACTGCCGGGAGTATTCGAGGAGATCGCCTTCGGTGTAGGCCATCAGAGCGTTCTCGACACCGCGCAGCTCGAAGTTGCTGTCGTTGACGATCGCTTGGTTCTCGCCGAACTGCCGCATCTGGGACTGCTTCTTCCCGAGGATGAAGAGGTTGCCATCGGTGTTGGGCGTGGGAACGAGCTTGATGCGCGGGACGCCGGCCTCGCCGTAGGATGCGCCGATGACTCGGGTCCAGTTGACGAAGTTGCCGGGGGTGGACTTGCGGCTATCGACGTTGTTCCAGGTGTTGGGATCGAGCTGGAAGAACGATACCCATTCCGCGGCGGGGACTTCGATGCCATCGGTTTCGCCGTTGATCGTGAATCGGATGGCGACCGGGAAATCGAGGAACATGTTGTAGCCGGTACCTGAGGCGTAGGTAGCGGTTACGGTCTGGTCGAGGGTGACCAGTTCGTTGCCTTCGCTGACTGATCGGGAGATGACGCCGAGGGTATCGTTCCAGAGGCACGAATCCCAGATCATGGAGTAGCGGCGGATGCAGAACTTCTTGGCCAACGCGAGGGTGTTCGCGTCAGTGAAGGAGAGCTTGTCGCAGGCCGCTTGGGCTACTTCAGAGGGTTTCATGGAGCGAAGTATTCCTGCAAAACCATCGTGGAAGAGGTTGAGACCGTATTATCGTTCACAGCATAATTAAGGAACAACTGCTGTGCGCTTGTTGGTCCGTAGTTATGTAGCCGATATGTCACAGGTGATGTTGTGTTTGGGCTATCAAAAAACTGGATCATCTTGTTACTGATTGTAGTAACCTCACCGTCCTCGTAAGAACCACTGGATATACCCTTTGTATTTAATCCAGTCGATGTTCCAATTTCGGTTGAATTCCTTGTTAGCCTAAACAGAACAAATTGCGATGTATTAACATTGCAAGAGTAGTTGATCGATATCGTCACCAATATCTTAGAAGACGCGCTTCTAGGTGTTATAGTGGTGCTGAGCGATGTGATCTCTTGTCCTGGAGCGGTTGCTGATCCGGAGTAAGTTTGCCTCGTGGTATCAATTGTCTGAACACATTGAGGAGCGTTCGACGCATTGATTCCTAGCGCACTGGCTGCGATGGAGCGAAGTTTGCTGCTGTCATTCGCATCGGTGATCAGCACCTTGTCGTTGGCCAGATCGACCGTGACATTGGTCAGGTTGGGAAGCGTGACCTCGTTGGCGTTGATCGTCAGGAGATCGGCACCGGCGTTTCCGATCGTAGTGTCACCATTGACCGTGGCATTGCCGGTGACGGTCAGATTGTTGGAAAGGGTAACAGCACCGGTGACATCGAGCGTAGTCCCAACCGTGGCCGCTCCAGTGACGCCGACTGAAGCGAGAGTGGTGGCTCCTGTGACTCCCAGCGTGGTTCCGACAGTAGCCGCTCCGGTCACTCCAACGCTTGCTAGAGTGGTCGCTCCAGTGACCCCTAGGGTGGTTCCTACCGTCGCCGCACCGGTAACACCCAAGCTGGCCAACGTAGAGGCTCCAGTGACTCCCAGAGTGGTACCAATGGTAGCGGATCCGCTGGTGGAGACACTTGAGAGCGAGGTGAGTCCGGTCACCGCGAGGGTGCTGACAACGCTTGTGGCACCGGTGAGAGTGGAGGTACCTGTCACCGAGAGGTTGCCGGGGATCGCCAGATTGCCGCTGAGGCTCGTTGCGCCGGTTACGGTAAGCGTACCACCGACGACCGTGTTACCGCTTGCCGCGGCCACCGTGAGCTTGTTGGACCCAACGCTGAAGTCACCGGTGCTATTGAC